GAACGCAACTTCTTCTCAAAGGCATCTTTATTCGTATTATTTAGCCTATTATAGATTTCAAGTGTCTCTGACACCTCATCAAACGATAAAAAACTCATAGAATCGTCTTCGTGAATCAAAAACGCACCGTCAAGACTGGCATTCTGCAAAGATTCTACGGTCGCTGGCTGTGGCTCTTCGCCACTTTTCATCTTATCCTCAAGGTCGATAATAGTTTTGATACCTTTTCTTGCTTGCTTGAGAGTAAGAAAAATGTCTTTTCGTTTGCCATCAACATATGCAGATACGGGAGCAGAAGCACCCATGCCCACCTTTTTCAAAGTAATAACTTTTCCTTTATACTCAAAGGTTTTGAGGAAAAACTCTTTTTGAAATTCTGGATCAAGAGCAATATCTTCTTTGTCCCCCTCGGCGGCAACTTTTTCAGTTTCGTCTTTGGGACGATTTGCCTCCTCGTCGATCTCAAATTTTCTTTCGTTGATTCTTGTGATAGCCTTTGACGCAAGTAATGATGAAATGAAAGTCTTCGCATCTTTATCAGGTGCGTTCTCGATTAGATCGATTGCGTTCTTAGCCTCACTCATTAGAATCCTCCACCCAACGTGTCAGGGTTTTTTTCGGGAAGTAATCCTTTTTCTCTTTCCCTAGCGATAATTCGATCCTGTTCTTTGATCTCTTCATCAGATTGACGAAGAATCACTCTTCGCACATAATCTCTTGAGTAATAGTCGCCAATATGCTCATTGATTTCACGCAACACATCAAGTCGTTCTTTGATAATTTCATAGTCTTTGCTTTCAGAAAAGTATGAATCACTCACATAGTCAAAGCGGATATCTTGTTGAATCTTATACCACTCTTCTTCTTTGACAATGCCCTTGAGGAGACACTGCACACGAAGTGCGTTCATAAACAATAAACTAAATTTGTTTCGTAATCTGTCAACAAACTTTTGAAAGTTCAACTCATCTCTAGAAATCTCAGATGCTCTACCCATGTTGAAGCCTGTGTCTGATTCAAGACGAGACATTGGAATATTTAGTGATTTATAAAGTTTCTTTTCAAAATACAGAACGTCTTCCATCTCACCCAAGTTCTGCCCGCCGTCGAGAGTAGAGACTTCTGTGCCTTTACCACCTTCACGACGAGGGAACCAGTAGTCCTCAAGCATATTCATAAATTTACGGTCATCACGAATCTCGCCAGTGTTGGCATCGTATACAAGTTTGTTACGATAACGATTCATCAAACCTTTGACATACTGCTCTGCTTTATTCTTGGGAAGCGAACCAACATCAACATAAAAGATTCTTCGTTCCGGCGCACGCGAAAGACGATAAATCACGGTGGCATCCTCGACCATCCGAAGTTGGTTCAGGGGTTTGATTGCTTTTTGCAGGTATGAAATTGCTCTCGTTCTTGAGGGATCGTACAAACCAGACGGGTAGTAGTTGATTGCCTCTGGGGCAATCTCTAACGCAGTGGTTTGATCAGGTTTTTCTCTATAAAGATAAACCTCTTTGACACCTTTGATTTTTTTAGCACCAGTTTCTTTATCAACATCTTTTTCTACCTTAGCCACCTTTTTAATTTTGGCAGCATCGATAGGACGCATTTCAATGATTCCCTTTCTAGGATTTTTAGGATCGGTAATCATGTGATAGTATCCCTTACCATCAACATACCATCGTCTAAAAACCTCAAACCCTCGATTGTTGAAATCGAGAAGCCTAAGAATGTAATTCATTTCTTTGAAAATTGAATCCTTGACCTCATCCGAAACACTTTTGTTTTCGATGGATACAGAGATCGGAAATCTTTCTTTACCGTGAACAATCGCCTCGTTACAGATATCCTCTACAGCCTGTTCAATTTCAGGGTGCATTGCCATCTCACGATATTTGGAAATGTATTGACCTTCGTTTCTAAGTTGACCGTCTAGGTCAATGCCAACGCCATAATAACCACCTGCGTCCACTGGGAACGCATCATCAAGTTCAGGGGTAACGAAAGATGTTGCTTTTTTCTCTACTGGTTGCTGACTCGCAAGAACCTCTTTTTTCGCTCTCCCTATTGAAATACCAAATAATTCAACAGGCATAATATGTTATCCTTTATTATTCTGTGACAGGAGTTTTCACACCGGGGGGATTAGGAGAGTCGCCGCCGACGTTCCCGCCAGTGGAAACACCACTAGTCAAGAAGTAGGAGTAAGTGAGGCTGACCGAGAACGATTCGAGTTCTTCGGACTCTGCGGACAAGTCAATTGAACTCACAGAAGTTGGGAAGCAATATTTGAATTGATACGATTTGATCGCTTTACCACTTCTGTCCAACTGATCAACAAACCAGTCTGTAAAGAATGCAGCCTCAAAATTTGTGACCGCATCTTGTGTTTGCTCGACGTTGTTTCTTGCACCGTTCAAAGAATCAAGCCATTGTTCAAACTGACTTCGGAGAACATGTCCTCTGTCTGCAAGAATTGTGATCGTCCAATCTTCAAAAGTTCTTGAGGTAGGAATTTTGATATTTCTACCACGATACGGAGCGGTTGTTTGACCGAGTGTTGAGGTCGGCAACTGAGCCGCTGTGCATAAGAATGTCGTAAGATTATTCGGTCCTTGATTTCCAATACTACCATTCACTCTAAAGAGGGCGTTTCGTACGCCACCACCTACTGCGTCCTTGAATGAGTCAATGTTCATTTATTATCTCCTAGAGTTATGTATATTAGACTGCCCCAGCGATTTCGTCAAAGTTGACACCAGTACGAGTCGCAATAAAGTTGAGCGTGATGAAGTTGATAGAACGGTTAGGCTTGATGAAGATGTCTGCGACAAATTCATTTCTGTCGATGATTTCAGGTGTGTTGTTACTCTCGTCACACACAACCTTGAAGTCAATCAAACCACGACGGCTTTGAACATCAAGCAAGAATGGCTCAATGAGGTTCTTGAACTGCGCTCTGGTGAACGCATCGTTGAATTCAAAGAGGCTGAACTTAGCCGCTGTTGCGATTGCTTTCTCAAGAACAATGAACAATCTACGAACATTGATTCTGTCGAATGCACTTGGCTTGGCAAGCATAGTCTTGTCACCAAAGAGGATGGTTCCTTGACCGGGGAAAGATACAACAGGGTTGATACCGTTCAGGTAAAGATCATCTCTTTGAGGTTTCTTCGGATTCAGTGCGAGTTTCACAATGTCTCTGACTTGCCCACGGTTGAATCCAGCAGGGGAGAACCATGTTTCAGTAGCAAAATCAGATCGAACTGCGATACCTGCAACGTCACCATTCAATGGAACGTAGCGGAAAACATCGTTGAATCTATCAAACTGATACTTGTAGCCAGAGTCAAGAACAGCATATGAAGACGACACGTTCAAGTTTTCAGTGCTGTAATCCTCTGATCCACCATTTGGTCCGGCATCCTCACCCTTACGGTAAGCAACGATGTTTGCCGTTTGCACCTTAGCATCTCTTGGGGCATCAGTGGATGTCAAGAGAGCAGTCTTAGGTGGAGACAGGAATGCAACGCAATCCTTTCTCTTATCACAAATATCAACGATGCTTCTTGCTTGAACACCAGTTGCATCACCAGCAAGAAGAAGTGAAATATCAACTGTTTCATCATCCTCAAACAGTTCAAAACCGTTGGTAATCACATCGCCACCAGCAGGTGCGTGTGCCACACCATTATCCAGTGAAGCATAGAAGTTCTTAGTAAGTTGAATATACTTACCATTAGTGATTGTGGAGGATGCGTTTGTACCCCACGGCGCACCTGTGGATTGTCCGAGATCATCATCAACGTGATCGCCCCACCAAACAAACTGTGATGTTTCGTTGATTCTTGTTGGATAGAAGAGTGAGCGACCAAGACCATCCTTAGCGTTTTGTGCGACGGAGACACCATCGAAGGTTTCGAGAACTGTCTCTTTAGTTCCGGTGAAGAATCCGTCCTCGTCGATGACCGCGATGTTTACAAGGTCAAAGGAACATCCAGCAGCGACAGCCGTGGCGGAGGAGTCTGGAAGAATAGTTTGGAAACTGTCTGCATAACGCCAACGAATGAACCCTGAAGTAACACCGGCTTGACCAGACTGAGTAGCACCAACAGCGATAGATCCTAAGATATCAAATCTTGCAGCCGTTCCACCACCATCGGTGTCAAAACTATATCCAGCAGCAAACCCAGCGAAGGCACTACTAATAGTAATTTGACCAACAGTGCCATCAGGATTCAAGGCTCTCGATGTAATCTTTCGGATGCTTGCGGTGGTTCCCTCGCCATTGATGGTTGCACCGAATGTTGTTCCAGCACCAGCGATGACTCGGAGGAATGAGTTGGGGGGACATGATGCGGCAGGAATAGATGTTCC